CATTATTATGATATTTACAAACATGTATAACGATTACGGTTTTATGGTACTGGTAATCATTCTACTCATTCTATCTATGAACAAGTACCTCAAAAACAAAAAGAACATCCCGGTGTAATGAGGTAGCATGATGGCAACGCGTATTATTTTTTCGCATTTTTCATTACCTAACATAAAATGCAACTTCACCTTAAAAAATTCGATATTAGTTCTATTCCCGATGACAAGGTTATAGTGTTTATTGGACGACGCGAAACAGGCAAGACATTCTTAGTAAAAGACCTTCTCTATTATCACCGCGATGTTCCCATTGGCACTGTAATATCACCTACAGAGGATGCAAATGAAAGTTATAGTAAAATTATCCCCAGCCTCTTTATACACGACGAATACACTCCTGAACTTATAGAGAATGTATTGAAGCGACAGAAGCGGGTAACAAAAATGATGAATAAGGAGAAAAACCAGTACGGTAAGTCAATGATTGACCCGCGTACGTTCCTTTTATTAGATGACTGTCTCTATGACAATGTATGGAGCAAAGATAAGAACATGAAATATATTTTCATGAACGGTCGCCATCAAAAAGTATTGCTACTCATTACCATGCAATATCCTCTGGGTATCCCCCCAAACTTGCGTACAAATGTAGACTACACATTTATTCTTCGCGAACCATTTGTTAACAACCGCAAAAAGATTTATGAAAACTATGCCGGGATGTTCCCCACGTTTGAAGTATTTAACAGTGTCATGGATCAATGTACCGAGAACTTTGAATGTCTTGTTATCCATAATAACGCAAAATCAAACAAGTTAGAAGACCAGGTTTTCTGGTATAAAGCAGATGCCCATGAAAACTTCACTGTAGGATCCAGAGAGTTCTGGCAAATGCACAATCAAAAAGTAGCCGAAGATGACAGTGATGAAGAGGGGGAAGAAATGTTTGATATGAAAGCATTTCGCCCGAAGAAGAATATTCCGAGCTTGAATGTTAAAAAAGTATATTGATAATGTTGCTACGTAGCAGAAATATCGGGAGTATCTATTTTTTCTCCAATGGTTGCGTCAAACCACGGTGTACTCTTTTGGAACATGCCCTTGAATTTAGAAGCCACTGATGTATCTGTTAGTTGTTCCTCATAGTATGTACGCGGAACAAACCTGTATTCTACGCGAACATTCTTTTCCAAGCTTTCAAACCGCTCTTGATATACTCCATGTATGAACATAATGATTCCTACAATCAAAAAGAAAAAGACGTATGCTTGCATGTTTCTTTCTACTACTTTAGCTACATAAAATTATACCCGAGAGTTTGTAAGAGGTGACTCTTCCGTAAACATGGTCTTAGTAGCTTCCATAACATTGCTACCCGCAGAAAGGGTCGTCTCTTGAATAGCATCAGACACTTCGGCAACGAGAGGAACGGAGCCCTCGCCGGAGCCCTCGCCGGAGCCCGATGCACCATCTCCCTTGCTTCCGAAAGCCTGAAGCTCCCTCTTACGCATCTGGAAGAATTCATCCTTCTTGTCTTGGTTGTCCTTGTAGTTCTTTACCAGAGTGTTGAGATGGTCTTCGGCATACTCTTGAACATCAATGTCATCGGGGTTGGGGTTCCATGGACACCAGCATCCCACCTGAGCAACGTATACGTGGAACTTGTCATCCATCTTTTTAAGAACCTTGGCACGTAGCTCAGCCTCCTTCATATTGTCAAAGACACCGCGTACCTTGATGCCACGAATAGTGGTCTGGAACTCATTTTTTTCAAAGTACTCTTGTTCCAGACGCTGACCATTCATACCAAGATAAACATCAAACTCTTCCTGGATCTTGTCCGTGTCAAAGAGATAGAAGTACCTTTCCTTAATAGAAGTAAGAACATCGGCGTCGTCCTTGTACTTCTCCATCATGTTCTTAAAGAACTCTTGCATCTCACCAGCAAACCCCTTTACAAAGTTTTCAAAGAAGTACGACTCCTTCTTCTTGATGACCTCTTCAGGGGAAATGAAAGAAAGACAAACATAGTTCTGGTTGCGGAGGGGAGGATCCTGATCAAGGAAATCTTGTTCATTTACAGAGGTTACGCCACGTGCCATTATAAACTATGTATTCGGATTATTAAATTTAAAAGTGCTATAATGCTTATATGTCTTTCATATTGTATAACACTCAACTCAAGATACACGACACATTAAATTATTTTTTCTCTTCTGAATATATAAAGTATCTAAAAGTATGTCCGCTCCTGCCTTCGCTGTTGACACCAAGGAAGTTCTCCAACGTATTCTGAAGTACGTTATCCAGGGTCTCGCCATCGGTCTCGCTGCCCTCATCGTCCCTGAGAAGAAGCCCTCATGGGAAGAGGTGCTTGTCCTTGCTCTGACCGCCGCTGCCGTGTTCTCCCTTCTTGACATGTTCGCCCCCGCCGTGGGTGTTGCCACCCGCTACGGCACCGGTCTCGGCATCGGTGCTTCCCTCACCCCTCTCGGCAAGTCCATGATGAGCCGCTAAATATACTTGTGATACACTGTATGCACATTCTGCATCATTATACGTAGCTCGTTATTTTTTCACAGAAAAATTGATATTTTTCTTCGGTAGTATTAAAGTATTATTTGCAATTTATGAGACAGACGAAGGACACAGCCCCTGTCAAACCTAAAAAGACTACGAAAAAAACACTTGCCGCAAAGAAAAGGATGACCAAGCAAGTAGATCGCAAACAAGATATCATTGATGCTCTGGAGGTGATGCAAAAAAAAGAATATGCCGAGAAGGCACCCTTTAAAGCACGTGCTTACGCCAAAGTAGTGAAGCAACTTAAGACATATGATGCACCCATTTATAACATGGAAGACTTGGAAGGAGTTAGTGGTATCGGTGACCGCATTAAAGAAAAGATTGCAGAAATCATTGAGACTGGAAAACTCCACCAGGTAGAAGAATATAAAAAAGACCCCGTGCGCGAACTTACGGAAACCCTCCTCACTATCTACGGCATTGGACCCGCCAAGGCAAAAGAGTTGGTTGAAGTGAACAAGATCACATCCATAGATGAACTTAAAACACGTCAAGACGAGCTGCTTAATGATAAACAAAAGATTGGTATGAAATACATTGGTGAATTTGATATTCGTATTCCCCGTAAAGAAGTAGACCGCCATGTCACATTTGTCAAAGAAACGGTCGCAAGTGTGGACCCCAGTTATATCGTGGAGGCAAGTGGTAGCTATCGTCGCGGGGAAAACACAAGTGGTGATGTAGATTTCCTTCTTACGCACCCAGATGGCAATGTAAACCACGAAGAAAACTTTACTAAAATCATTGAACTACTCCAGAAGAAGAAGTATATTACGGATATACTTGCAAAGGGGGGTAAGAAGTGTCTTGCCGTTGGTAAGGTAAAACGCGCTCGTCATTTCCGCCGCATTGACTTTATGATGACAGAACGCCACGTCTTCCCTTTCGCTCTTCTCTATTTCACTGGAAGTGGCCCTTTCAACGTAGCTATGCGAAATGCAGCTCTGGCAAAAGGATACTCCCTTAGCGAATATGGTCTTAAAAACATAGAAACAGGGGAATTCGTCACTAATGTAGATTTCAATACAGAGGAAGACGTATTCCGCTTCCTTGGTCTAAAATATGTGGCACCAGCAGACCGCAAAACGAGTGCGGTGAGTCTTGAAGAAGCATAAACCACACTACAAACCATGAACGCATCGGTTAAATACAATCGCAACTATATTTTTGCTTTTTTCTTAGCAATCGTCATTGGCAATTTCTTTTTCCATGCGATATTGTAAAGAATAGTGTCGTCAGAACACTTACTGCAATATGGTTTTTTCTCTACGTGTTCCCATTGATACATCACATCTAACGCTCCTTATCGCCAATGGTATTTCTCTTACACTTGTTGGTATTATACTATTCTGCATTTGGAAACAACTGTGGTCTCTTCTTTTAGCCATGACTTTGCTTGGTGCATTTGTGGAAGTTATAAAACCCTTATTTGGTAACCAAGGTATTTTTGCACGTCCAGAAGGTGCTACAGCATGTGGGCTGTTCTGTATTCCAGAGAGTATGAGTGTAGCAGGTACTCCAGGGTTCCCAAGTGGTCATGTTACTGTAGCTACTTTCTTTGCCATCACCATGTATTTTATGTATGCTATGCATGTCGGTCGCAACAAGAGTAGCGATGTGTCTCAGATTACAGATATCATTGACATATCAAAACAAAATGAAAGCACGTATGCTCCAAACATATACAATATGATTGCTATGGGAAGTGTTATAGTATATATTATACTAATGGGGTACAGTCGCTGGAGAAAACGTTGCCATAACATACCACAAATACTCACTGGTATTGTTCTGGGAACAGTAGCTGCTATTGGTTATCGTGCTATGTACTTACAATAAACTCCCAACCCAATTCATTGCAAATATTCTTCCAAATGAGATCTTGTTGATGGAGTTTTTCACGCGACTTGAGCAGTGGGAAATTGGGGAGGTACTCATCCCTTCCAAGCAACTGTATGCATTTGTGTAACACGTAAGAGTAGGACAGGAAATTCTTTCGCGTAGAAGGCATGTGTTTCAAGAAGGGTGTTTGTATCAATTTGAACATGGTACGCAACTTCTCTTCAAGCTCGGGCTCTAAATGAGGCACAGGGACACCATTAATGCGGTGTTTAATATGGTGACAATGTTCGTAGTACTTATTGAGTTTTAATTTCTTTAAAATCTCTCTAATTTTGCTCGTCTTGATATCCGCCATGTTTGTAATCTGCTGCTTCTTAATTTCCATGAGAATCTGGTCATAGATTTCTTCTGGAATTTCTGTAGTCTCTTTGCCCTGTATTTGACTAAGCCATTCATTGAGGTGATTAATACGCTTGTATGCAAAATAGCTGATTTCGCGCATTGGATCTTTATAAGACGGACGGTCGTGGTCTACAAGAATATGCTCCACGCAACTGCAATTTGTACAATGTACAATGCCGTCATTTGTAAGTACATTGATATTTGAAGAACCACATGCATCACAGGTATTTACACGTTCTGATTCTACGGGCTTAATAAAGTCTTTATTGGTGTAAGAAAGATAGCTGTCCAATAAACTACCACGGTCTTCTTTCACACGTGATGTTTTTTTATTCACAGTTTCTGTAGTCTCATTCTTTTTGCTACCTCCCATAAAATATTTCAAAATGCTATTGTTTGTATCTTCTGTAGATTGAATAGCTGTATCATCATGACCATTCTCCACAATGTCATAGTACTTGAATAATATGGGACCCATATTTACAAAGTAATCGAGTTCGTCGTTTTTAGAAGTTAATTCTTGGAGCTTATTTTTTGTTTCATTGATATCATTCTGTACAGACACAATGTTTTCAATGATAGAAGTAAGTATAGTCTCGTCGTTACATTCATTCTTTGTTATCTCGTGGTCTTTGAGTGTTTTCTGTAATTCCTGAAGCCGTTGAGTAACTCGTTGTATTTCCTTTTGACGTTCTTCAAATTCTGCAAGTTTGTTGTTGTGTTGTATATCCAGTGTCTTCTTTGAAGTCATCTATGACGTAGTCTATTCTTATTTATGAGAATGGTCACATCTATCTTAAGTACATTTAGTGCAAGAAATCAAAACATCTGTGATGGTTTTAGCATATTGGACAATGAAAAACTGTGTAATAATAAAGTAAAGATGCCTGTAATTTTTTTTAACCGAAAAAAGAATACTGATCAACCCCCTGTTACATGTGATAATACCGACCCTTCAAAAAACTATTGCAATGTAAGCAATGTTATCAAGAGTGCAAGGAATAGTGGTATCATTCGTAGCGAAGTACCCGTCACACTCCCTTCTAATATAAGAGGCAACGTAACGAATACACAGAAAAAAGAAAACACCACCCCTGAAGCAGAAGAGATAGTAGATGAGAACCTTAATCGCATTGTCCCAGTAACATATTATCCAGAACCAGTAGCCCCAAAGGAAATTATTGACAACGTGCCTTTCGCCGATCACGAAGCCATAACATATTACTATGAATACAAGGTTCGGAGTATGTTAGAAGCATTGGAAAAGTCAACCAAGGATGAAGAGAATGGTAATGATGACAGTGCCATTGTAACACCTATAACAAGCATTGACAACGATCTTTTAGAAGGGGCAAAGAGTATCGCCACCAGAAGTGCTACAAATTATGCAATCGGTACAGCTACAAGTTATGGTTTATCAATGGCGAAAACTGGCGTTTCTGCATTGAGTAGTCTTGTAAAAATGACCGGTCCGCTTATTGGCAAATCATTGACCGTGGTGCAAAATAATCCAAAAGTAGCAAGTGGCGTTCTTTTAACAGTAGCAGGTATTGCTGCTATGAAATATGCTTTTAGTACGAAGAAGAATGATGCTGCTCCAGTTTCAGGGGGACGCAAACGTCTTTCGGGGGGGACATCAGAAATGCCCGAACAATTAGGGTTTACTATTGAAGATGTACTTATGGAGATTGTCATAAGAACACCGGATATTATTATCAACACCCTTTCTTTACGGGAAGCAATCCACAACTATCTTGGAACGCCGAAACCAGGACTTATCATTCAGGTAGATATTACAAATCAATACTTGAGAAGTAATGCCACAAGGATGAAAGCATTGGCTAAAATGATAGAGTGGCTTAGAAATATGAATACAATCTTAGGACGGGAGAACAAGTTAAGTAGCGAAGACAGAAGTCTGTATGAAATGACGATATCATCTCTTACGAACAAGCATCGCACTGCAAAGGTGGATATTGAACAATTTACTTCAGGTGTTTCCAATGCATCTTCTTCGAGTGAGAAAAAATGGATGTCTAAGCTTCCGTTGTGTAACAATTATGATAAGACATATCTTACATTTACGAAACAATATGCAAACCTTGAACAAATTGTGAACAATCCTAATAACAGGGATAATGCTGAACTTCAAAGATATGTAAATGATATTCGTAATGATTTGAATAATTATAAGAGTGTTATCAAATATGGAAAAACGTTTCGCATTTGTGCAAAGAAAAATGTCCTTCCCTTACAATTAGATTTGCAGAATAAAATAACCTATGTAATGAACCAGATTATGTTTGGGGTTAAAAAGACAGACACAGGAGTTGCTTACAGCGGTGGCACAAAACAACTCTCTGAAAAAACAAAGTACAAAGGGCGGATGCGTAAAGTATACACTGGTATCAGGGGTGGCAAATACATCAAGGTGGATGGAAAGAAGATTTATCTTACAAACATGTCAACTGTTGCTACATCATACTAGTACAAATCTTTGAAGATACAAAAAGTATTTCATTTTGATAAACAAAAATACATGGTTCTATCTCTGTGCGTTAATGTGACATGTTCCAAAATTTTTTTCTTAGCATATAGTATAATATACTAAAATGGGAGGAGGACTTATGCAACTCGTAGCCTACGGCGCTCAGGACATCTACCTGACCGGTAACCCTCAGATTACCTTCTTCAAGGTTATCTACCGCCGCCACACCAACTTCTCGATGGAATCCATTGAACAAACCTTCAACGGTTCCGCTGACTTCGGCAAGAAGGTGACCTGCACCGTTTCCCGTAACGGTGACCTTATCCACCGCATGTACCTTCGTGTCCAGCTTCCCGACGTGACTGTGCCCAATGGCTCCGCTTTCCGTTGGCTCGACTGGGTTGGCCACATCCTTGTGAAGTCTGTGGAAATCGAAATCGGTGGTCAGCGTATTGACAAGCAGTACGGTGACTGGCTCCACATCTGGAACGAGCTTACCCAGTCCGCTGGTCACCAGCTCGGATACGCCAACATGGTTGGTCAGCTCCCCGCCCTCACCAAGCCCACCTTCGCCAACGGTGCCGATGCCGTGGTCAAGGGTGAAATCCTTTACATCCCCCTTGAGTTCTGGTTCTGCCGCAACCCTGGTCTCGCCCTTCCCCTCATCTCTCTGCAGTACCACGAAGTGCGTTGCAACCTTGAACTCCGTGAAGTGCGTGACTGCTACTGGGCCGCCGATGTCACCCTTGACGGTTCGGGCAACATCACCACCACCACCAACAACATGTCGGCTGTGACCGTCGGCTCCCTCCCCTCTGCCTCCCTCTTCATCGACTACATCTACCTTGACACCGACGAACGCCGCCGTTACGCCGCTGTCTCCCACGAGTACCTCCTCACTCAGCTCCAGTTCCACGGTGCCGAGTCCACCTCTTCCAAGTCCAACAAGTTCAAGCTTAACATGAACCACCCCGTCAAGGAACTCGTCTGGGTTGTCCAGCCCGAGGCCAACGTCGCTGACACCGTCTCTTTCGGTAAGCAGTGGTTCAACTTCTCTGACGCTGTGGAGACCAACTTCGTCGCCGAAGGTGCCGACTTCGCCACCAACGCCGGTTCCGTCGTCGCTGCCGGTGCCGCCGGTGGTGGAGCCGCTGCCATGTCCGTTGTGTCCTTCAACGGTGGCAAGAACCCCGTCTCTCTCGCCAAGCTCCAGCTCAACGGTCACGACAGGTTCTCCGAGCGCGATGGCCGCTACTTCAACCTTGTCCAGCCCTACCAGCACCACGAGAACGTCCCCAAGCAGGGCATCAACGTGTACTCCTTCGGCCTCAAGCCCGAAGAGCACCAGCCCTCGGGTACTTGCAACATGTCTCGTATTGACAACGCCACCCTTAACCTCACCCTCACCGACGCTTCCATCGCCGGTGGCTCATGCTCGGTCAAGGTGTTCGCCAACAACTTCAACGTCCTCCGTATCATGTCCGGTATGGGTGGTCTCGCGTACTCGAACTAGGCTCCAAACAGTATGCCCGGCATCGTTTGGTATCACATCGTTCTGTTATTCACAATGTCATAAACATAGCTATGGTACGACTTGTTAATGCTTCTAGGCATTAGTGCAAGGAACACGTACTACTTTTTATATGATGGTGTGAATGACAGAGTTGATTATAAAAATTTTAAATATTTTTCCAACAAACATAAGAGGTGTTTTCCACAATCATATGTTTGCTTTCAAAAAAATGTATTATTGCAATGGTGCTTCCAATGTTTGTATCAATGTATGATAATATTGAATACAAGAATGGTTCCCTGGAATGTCCCACAAGGGAATGTCGGATACGCCTTCCAAGAGTATAATGTTTTGGTGATGCTCAAATTCTGGATGCAACGGAAGGTGCGGGACGATGTCATTTTTAAGAGAGAAGAAATGCAAGTCTTTCACGATACCGTCCAAGTAATGAAGAAATTCGCCATTTACAGATAGCGGTGCTCCAAAGCCGTAAAAACAGACATCGGGGAAACAATAAATCTGTCTTTCAATTCTATTCTCTACGTAATCATATACTGCCATGAGTGCTTGACTGGCACCAGCACTGTGGCCGGTAAAGACAATTGTATCAATGGGATCCTCACCACTTGTACTCGCTTCACTGCGTGTACATATACTCTCTAATTCTGCAAACAGGACATCTTTGATATGTGCATATTTCTGATAAAAACCGCGATGTATAAAATGAGAACTGTTGTCGCAATAAGTAACAGCCGCTACTACCTGTTCATCTGTGCTATTCGTCGCCTCATTTTTCTTCCCGTTGCATTTTACGGGATACTTTTTATTATTCAAAGCATTCAAGAGATCATTTGGGGAGTTAGAACCGCGAAATGCCACGTATAACGTCCTCTTATCGCGATACAACACGACTTTGGCAACGTCAATAGGTTCTGCACCTTCTTTTGTTATATATGAACGGATAGAGTTGTAATTATTTTTTGGCGTGGTATATTCATCTACATACACAATCGCACTATGTTTACACGCCTGAATAATCAAATGCTTCTTGGTTTCATTTTTAGAGATGTCGCGTAATATTTTTACGGTAGACATAGATGCATGGGGTGTATCTCCGATAGTATTATTGGTGTTTTTGTTTTTCCTCTCTCCACCCCGTGGAGATACAGGACCACTGCTTGGTAGGAGATGTCTGTACCATGGTTGATGCATTAGACATTCTTTTTTTGATGTATGAAAATAATTTATGCATTACACCGCCCGTGCCGACAAAAATTGATTTATTAGCATGTGATATCTGTACGATATAACTTACACATATATGTAAGACTCAACAACCACTTCCTACAATCGCCACTGGTGTCTTCGTTCTCTCACAACACTTGCAAAGTTAAATATGACGGCTTCTCGTGACACGATGGGGTTTATGGGCGAATGGTTCTCTCATCCAGAATGGTGGTTCTCGGCAAAGAAAAATTCAGAGGTTGATGATTATATTACAAAGTGTTATGGTCATTTATTGTTTGAGCTTCCTGTGGCCCACCAGAGTCCTATCACGACCATTATCATTTATGACCAGCTTCCGCACCATGTATTCCGCAAAGATAGGGGTGCACAACACATAGTCTCTTACTATCTTCAGAAGGCGATCGCCCTGGTGGACTTTCATAAATACAATATGGACTTGATGAATACTATGACAACACATGAATGGATGTTCTTTTGGCTCCCTTACCGCCACAGTCGCGACCCCAAGAAATGTTTTGAAGTTTTGAACCACATATTGTACCGCCTAAAGACAAATATAAATACGAGTGCCGATGACATTATGTGGTTGAAGAGATATTTGCGGGCAACATTGCAACGTTTCCCAACAGAAAGTCAAACTACAACTGACCATCTTCAGTATTATCCTCCCAGTAAAGAAACAGAACATATCCTTCCGCCGTACGAGTTGCAAAGAAAATATATGTCCTTGTTGGATTCCGAATCAGTATTATTGTCGTCTTCTATTTATGACATGGACCCGGAAGATTCCGGCCTCTTTATAGACAATAGAACTACACAACATAGTCTTTCCTATCAAATGAACCAGGAAAAAAAGCGTTATGAGTTCGTTATCGTCAGTCTTTCCGGGGGTGTAGATAGTATGGTTGCTCTGGATATTGCAAGAAAAACGTATCGGCGTGTAGTGGCCGTCCATATCAATTATAACAACCGTAAGGAAAGTAAGGGCGAAGAGATGTTTTTAAGAGATTGGTGTAATTATTTGGGCATTCCCCTGTTTGTGCGACGTATTACTGAGGTATCCAGACGTGAGCTATCACAGTTGGAATTGCGGGATGTATATGAAAGTTATACAAAAGAAGTTCGGTTTGGGACTTATGCAGAAGTTGCAACGCGTTTTACCAAAAATGCCATCGCCATATCCCCGCCTGTGGTGCCGGTTATCTTGGGTCATCATGCAGATGACGTAGTAGAAAACATTGTACAGAATATCACATCCATGTCAAAATACGAAAACCTTAATGGCATGGAAGAATATACTTCTATCGCAAAGTACCCTCACATCACTCTTTGGCGACCCTTTTTGAAGACACCGATGATATATAAAACGGCCATCTTGGATTATGCTCACAATAACCATGTATTGTATTTTAAAGATACAACTTCTGTAACTTGCACAAGAGGGCGTTACCGTCTGTATCTGTCACATGCGTTGGATGCTTATGACGTTAAAACAAAGGGGGCATTCCTATACACCTCTAACGTGGTTTCCGATCTCTATGACTTTATGAAAGACCGTGTAGAAGAATGGTCGCAACTCTGTCAGCATGGTTGTCTATCTGATATTAAGATTAGCTCACCTCCTCCACACCTGCCTTTGTTTTGGAAAGAGTATCTTCAAAAGAACTATGCAGTTGTACCTACAATGAAAACAATGGGATATCTTAGTGCCGCTATTAAAAATCATTTGGAGACAAAGAAACGTGTTTCGGTTATGATCCGGAAGCATGTGAAGCTTACCATTGAAAAAAAACAAAAGAAGGGTGACATTATCCCTTACTATCTGATCTCTGTTACACATACCGCATAATGTCAGGTATTATCATCACACACCCACTTCCCATGGTATTCTCTTTTTCTCATGCAGAAGCACCGAGGCGGGTCTTGAGATCTTCCACAGTGGCACTCAGCTCTTTCACTGCACTTACAAGGTAAGGGATCACACGGTCGTACTTCACAGAAAGCACATCTCCAAGAGTAGAACTGACTGCCAGAGGAAGAGCGTTTTCTACCTGCTGTGCGAGGAAACCGGCATCCAGCTTACCTTCAAGATCCTCGGATACTACACCATTGTTTTCTTTCCAGTAGAAAGTGACGGGGTTCAGCTGGTTGATGACATTGATACCGTCTGAAATAGAAACAGCGTCCCTCTTGAGGTTACTGTCGGATACGCTCTCAAATGCACCGGCGACCATAGTGCCTGTAACAAAGGCATCGTTGTTCACCGTCAGAGTGTTTGTGTCAATGTTGCTGAAAGTTACACTGTCATTGACACCAAGACCAAGAGTGGTACGAGCGATAGCGGCATCTGTGATTTCAGAGAGGTTGTTGGAACCCGCCATGAAGTTGGAAGCGGCCCAGGGTTGACTGGCAATCACTTCAAGATCCCCTTGTTCACCTACCATAAACATGTCTTGAGCTTCATCAAATACCATGAGGTAAGGAAGGAGGTCTCCACGGTCCACCTTAAGTCCGGCTTGACCCGCGGATACACCACTGCCTACTTGACCGTCGTTAACGACAATAAGGTTGTCTGAAATGAGAACGGTCTCCGTGTTTGTAATAAAGTTAGAGCCGGAAACAGTAAGGTTACCGTTAATTAGTGTATTGCCCGTAACAGTGAGTGCCTGTGAAACTTCCATGTTACCGATAACTTTACTGGTGGGTGCAGTGAAACGGACTTCGTTAGAAGCACCGAATGCTACACTGCCTCCGGAGCCAGTAGATTGAATTACTACCTGTGAGTTAAGACCCGTTGTTTGAATTTGCACACCCGCCTCTGACGTGATGGTTGAGTTACCAGTACCCGTAGATTTGACGTGGATGCTCTGGTCGGGGTCAGCTTGTACCATAATCGTGTCTGCGTCAGTGCCAATAACGGGAGTGTCACCGATGTACAGAGTGTTTTGAGAGATGTGGAGCGTGTCAATCCATGCTTCGGCAAAGGGGTTGTTGGATGTACCAATCACCTGTGTAGACACGGTAGTAGGGATAATGTCACCAGTTGTAAGCATATCACCTGCGAGATAGAGGGTTTCGCTGCCCTGTACGGCACCTCCAATACCAATTGCACCGGTGAAGGTACCACCGGCAGAAGGAACAAGGTTGTTACTGGACCATGTGGCTACGTTGGAAGAGTACGTATCCGTCACATCATTAGACAGTGCCAAGTTGGCAAAGTCGTTAGACAGTGCCACCAGTTTGTTGTAAGTTGTACGAAGAGCGTTGGCAGTAGGAGCCTTGTTAAGGCTTGTGTCTGAGGTAGAGTTCACCAAGAGGTTGCAGTATCCGGCGGCGTACATAGAGCCTCCGACGGTGAAGTTGTAAGCGAGATTGGCATTTGAAGTGCCTACACCTACATTGCCGTCAAAGTAGTAAGCATTGCTTCCAATGGTACTCCATACACTTCCTCCGGAACCACCTTGGTAAATAATGGTATTGGAGTCTGCCGACGATACGTTGTACATAAGATTACTGGAAATGTCAAATACAGAGTAGTTGTAATTGGAATCATTTCCTTGAGTAGTACCCTGCATACCCGTCCACATCATAACGCGGCGAGTAGTGTCCGTAATGGAATCATACGAAAAGAGTTCAAGGTTACTGTTTTCTGTAACGCGAAGACCGAACCCTACTTTATTGGAATCAGCAAACTCGCGTTTTACATTGAGTGTGCTACCAATCACATGACCACTGGCAAGAATATCGTTTGCAACGTACTCTGAACCCATTACACGCACATTCTTCACAAAGTCAAATGTATTTTTGTCTGTAGTGAGGAACTGTGTGTTAGCATCCTCGTAAACTTTCAGCGATGCAACATTTACCGTCTTATCGTCATCGGAAGGGACAAGGTTAATGACACCCGCATTCAGCGTAAAGTCAAGTACTGTAGCATTGGACGCAGATGTGTCGTACGTTGTAATATGACGAGTAACAACTCCGTCAAAGATAGAGTAGAACCCGATATCACCGTAAAGATTGTTGCTGTCAGCCATAATTCATATTTTATATTCACATTATTTATTGGAGCATGTCCATAAGCTGTGACATGAACGCATAGTAAAAATAAAGTTTATGTATTTACGAAGAAAGACTGGTTATGCTTCCATGACTTGTGCTTTTAGCCGTTGATTTACTGCTATTGATACTGTCAATACTATCTCTTTGTTTTTTAAGTTTCGGGAAACATATCTTCAAATGTCTCGTAATAAATCGTCCTTTTTTGTAGTTATATTTTTTTAACCGTGCTTTAGCATCAGACACATCTATATTATGTTTATCCCCCACTGGTTTGGTAAATGTATATACTTTATTCATAAAGGGATACATGAAGCTATAATATTTTTTATTATTCATCTTCTTGGAACCCACGTAATACATTTTTCGGTGGTACAACCATGGTGAGAATGTCACCCAATCCAGAGTATGTAAAAACCCATTGCGAAGATAGTAATGCATACTCTTTTCTATACTATTTGCCGCAACCATCTGACAATTTTTTTGAATAGCAAGAAACTCTATCGCATGTAAAATTTCCTTTCCCAAAAAGAAACGAGTAGCCATAGTATCTATAACCAATACATGGTGTATGTCATTATGCACGTGATGATGTTTATCGCGATGAGTATTGTAATATACATTCTGATTGTCGCTATTATTAGGATGCAATGTTATGTCATGTAAACAGGTATAGTACCATTTGTTTTTATTTTTACGTGAAAAGAGATCAAAATTGTTCACTGATAAAAATGCAAAGCCCAAAATAACATTATTAGGTGCCTTGTGAAAAGAACAATCCCTTGTCTTAGAAATCGCATCTGCAATAACGTATATAATGTAGTCACACGTATCAAATGTCAACTTGACATACTTGTCATTTAGCAAGTTATTGCTATGGTAATGAATAATCTTATCTAATTGATTTTTGTAGCATTTATGGTCTTTGTCCAATATGAGGATTTGGATATTGTGATAATATACTTTAAAGGGGTAAGAGTGGTGTATCTTAATCTTGTCAAGTAAAAAAGGGTGAATATCATTTTTAACACGAATTTCTTGTTCTATAATTTCATAATCGGAATCTTTTAATAACGCTGCCATGTTAGATAACCAAATGCGGATTATAAAATCCTATCTAATGTTACATTTGATTTTTTGGTTCAAACGCATACAAACCGCGGGAGAAGAAAAAAATAGTCTTACGTGCGTTTTACAATCTTTGGAAAGAGGTGGTCAATTACGTCATTTACGGCATAATCAAAACTACGTTTCAAAGACCACCCCAGATTTTTAAGGTCCGTTGTATCTACAGCATAGCGGTAATCTTGAAATGCCCTATCTGCGACGAATTCTACCCAATCTTCTAATTTTTCAGAGGGCTTCAGTACACCAAGAATATGCTCAATTACAGACAATACCGTCTTTTCCATGCTATCATCACATCCAATGTTGTATACACGATCCACATCACCTCGGGTCATGAGAATGTCAAGGGCATCGGCAATATCAAATGCATGGATAAACGTCCTCTTGCTCATACCATCGCCGTGAACAGGTACTTTTTTCCCAGATAGGATATTGTGAATGCACCGGGGAATAAGTTTTTCCTCATTCTGATATTTAGACACAGCATTGTTACACCGTGTAATAAGAATGGGAACTTTAAAACTTTTCATGTAGGCGTGACAAATCATTTCTGCTGCCGCCTTTGTTGCAGAATACGGGTTACTTGGGAAAAAGAGGGCATCTTCTTTACAAGCGGGTTGGTCATCTTTCACGGAACCATATACTTCGTCGGTACTCATGTGCAGAAAAAGGTGGAATGTATTTCCACTGCTCATGTACTGACGCACGCATTCCAGAAGCACATGGGTACCAAGTACATTTGTTTTTGTAAATTGAAAACTATTCCCGAAGCTGTTATCCACGTGGGTTTCTGCGGCGAGATGAATAATTCCATCTGGTTTTTCTGTATTCATCAGATACGATACAAATTTCGCATCGCAAATGTCACCATATACAAACTTGTAATTATCATAGGGGGGTTCAATGTTCTCCTTCTTTCCTGCATACGTAAGATTGTCAAGGATAACAAACTGAATACCTGGGTACTGGCTCTTCAGACGGTTTACTACCTCGGAACCAATGGCCCCACAACCACCCGTAATAATAATTTTAGAAAAACGTGTATCCATCTTTCAATAATGCTAATTGATACTATGTAATAAAAATAATACACTCCCCTCTAAATCATTTTCGCTTCTTTCCATACCAAGTCATTACGCATCGGCGGGAGGAGGTGGTATAATAGGCTCGTCAACAGAGACAATTTCGCCATCCACTGACCAGACAGAGTCATCATCTTTCTTGTCTTGTGTTTCTTCCATGTCCAGGCGGATCTGCTTGAACTGTTCAAGGATCTCCACTTCCTCTTTTTTAATTTCCACAATCATGTCTTTGAGTTCGCCGAATACCGTAGAAACGGAACCCTGATATTCCTCACAGGTACCCTGCAGTTCATTGTTCAGCTTCTTGTGAGCATCTACAATGCGATCGTGGTGGCTAATGAGAATTTGCCTAACCTTTTCCACACGCTTCTTAAAACGTTCATGAGAAGGGGTGCAACCGCGGTGCTTGTAAGACATAGATGGAGCAATCCTCACTGACATTCTGTTTGTATTTACTTTACATGCAAGATATTAATACACAGAAACCAGAAAAACGCACAGCCCTACAATGCTCCATAAGATATAAAAACCCATAGGCGTATAAAATAATAGATGACCGTATCCACAGAAAAATGTATCACATGTTCTTGTATGTACATCCCCCTCTCTAATGAAAGATACCATGCGTGGGTAGCGAATATCAATATCACTTCTTTCATAACCATCTTTTAACAACAGAAACCCGTACTTTTTATAGAAACCAATGGTGGTAGGCTCACTATGTAGTACCACTTGACAGGAGGAATAAGTATCCATAATATGTTGGAGTAGTTTGCCACCGCAATGATACTTTGAACACAAAATACGTACATACAACACATTCCTTTCTTGCTCTTCCTGTAAAGATACAATGGCTATACCAAAGATATCACCAACATTATTTTTGACAGTATGTACATACATGCAATGACCTAATAACTGTTCTGTTTCAATATACTCTGTGATATAAGGGATCCAATGTCCATGTATATCATGCTTTCTATAATGGCGGTGTACTTCTTTTGCCAAGGAGATAATATCCCATTCCTGTATGGCATCTTTATAAAAAGAAAGTGTTGTCCCCCCTTCTCTTTCCATAATAGTATTCGTGTGCTACTATATTACGCACATACATTCTATATGTCGCCTCTTTACGCGGCATAATTTAACGCCGCCAAATTGCTCAAATAGATATCATACTTCTCAGATCGTCCCTTGATAGCATTGTTCATGGCTTTATCGTAACTCGCAACAATTTCTTTTGCCTTTGTATATTCTTGGGTAGAAGGAACGCTATCTATTGCTACTCGTGCATTTTTCACTAAAGAAAACTTGCGTTTTTCGTGTAGTAACCCATCTATAACAATAAGATAGAGAACTGTCATAACAAACGAAGTAATAACATCTCTTGTAGCTACAAAGAACATGGAGAAGAGGATAATCTTTTTCATTATAGCATTTGCTAATATGTTTTCATGAAATTTTCCAAGATCTCCAAGTACATATCGCGAACCTGTATTAAGCAAGAGCATAGTTACACCCCAAAATATCCGATTACTATTTACGGTTGTTACGAAATCCATGATTTATTACTTTTAACAATTATTTTTTTGTAGCATTACCACTAACAAGATTGACGACATCCAGGTGCAAAAAGAGGACTGCCATACCACCCAGAAGACCTACAATAGGGTTCATATAAGATGCGACGTATACACCAATATATGTGAGCAGTCGTACATACGGTTCTTCAAAGTACTCTATGAGCCATTTTGGGTAGGGTTTTTCAATTCGAAGCCCATATACCATAAGAAGAGC